TGCTGACGGCTGCGCCTGCTCATGCTTATGAAATTACCCGCATCATTGACGGCGATACCGTGGAGATTGCGGTGGATTTTCTTCCGTCGCCCCTGCCGCCCAAGCTGTCAATCAGGGTCATCGGCATCGATACGCCCGAGAAAGCACCTCGCGCTCAATGCGATGCGGAAGCAGCTTTGGCTAAGAAAGCCAGCGCCTTTACAAAAGACGCGGTTGCCAACGCCCTCGAGGTCGATATCAAAATCCTCAAGTGGGACAAATACGGCGGCAGGGTGCTGGGCGAGGTCTACCTTGACCACCAGAGCCTAGCCCAAAGCCTGATCTCTGCGGGCCTAGCCCGTCCATACAAAGGCGAGGCCAAGTCCTCGTGGTGCGAATAGGAGCCCATAAATGAGCCTGATTACCGAAGGCCAGCTGGCCGCAATGATCCCGACCAACAAAGAGATCAAGGCTTGGTGCGAGGAGCTGAACAAAGCCCTGCCCAAGTACGACATCACGACTGACCAGCGTATCGCCGGGTTCATCTCGCAGTGCGCGCACGAGTCGATGGACTTCAACGCCATGAGCGAGAACCTCAACTACCGCGAGGAAACGCTGAACAAGGTCTTCCCACGCTACTTCGGCCCCGGCAAGCGCAACGCCGCCGAGTACGCCAAGAACCCCGAGAAGATTGCCAACTACGTCTACATGGATGAGTTCCGTACCTCAAAGCTGGGCAACACCCAGCCGGGTGACGGCTGGCGGTTCCGTGGCCGTGGCCTGAAGCAATTGACCGGGCGGGACAACTATACCCGCTTTGCCAAGGACTACGACATGACGGCAGAAGAGGCTGCTGTGTGGGTCGAGACCAAGGAAGGCGCGCTGGCATCGGCCCTGTGGTTCTGGAACACCAACAAGCTGAACGCCGTCGCTGACACTGGCAACGTGGCCGCGCTGACCAAGAAGATCAATGGTGGCGACATCGGCCTCGCAGACCGTCAGGCGCGCTATGCCAAGGCCATGGCTGCTCTGGGTGGCAAGATCGATACCTCGGCTCCTGTGGCCTCTCCCAGCGCCTCTGGCGGCACACTGCGCCGTGGGTCCAAGGGCGATGACGTCAAGAAGATGCAGGCCAAGCTGGGCTTGACGGCTGACGGCGACTTCGGTCCCGGCACAGAGGCAGCCCTGAAGAAGTGGCAAGCGGACAATGGCCTGACCGCTGATGGCATTGCTGGTCCGAAGACATTGGCGAAGCTGCTCGGGTGATGTAGTATCTCCACCAACAGGAGACCGCCATGGCACTCACGAAGCTTGTATTCCGGCCCGGTATCAACCGAGAAACCACTGCATACGCCAATGAGGGCGGATGGTGGGATGGAAACCTTGTGCGGTTTCGGGCTGGAAAGCCAGAGAGCATTGGCGGCTGGACACGCTACACTAGAGCCCAGATGCTAGGGACGGGTCGATCCATTCTTACGTGGACCGCTCTTGATGGAACGATCTACACGGGGTCAGGTACCAACCTGAAGTACTACGTCATCCGTGGTGGCGGCCTTAATGATATTACGCCTCTGCGGGAGACTACCACGGCTGGAGCTGTGACTTTTGCCGCCACCAATGGCTCTGCCGTCATCACTGTTTCTGACACGAACAACGGCGTCCTACTTGGTGACTTCGTCACATTCTCGGGCGCAGCGTCACTTGGCGGCAATGTCACCTCTGGTGTCCTCAACGCTGAGCACAGGGTGACGCGAGTTGTCAATGCTAACACCTACGAGATAACAGTGAGCGTGGTGGCAAACGCGTCCGACAGTGGCAATGGTGGCGCATCGGTTGTGGGTGCCTACCAAATTAATGTCGGGCTAGACACCTCAGTGTTTGGTACTGGGTGGGGTACTGGCCCATGGTCTCGCGGGACTTGGGGTTCTGGGTCAAGCACGACCGTTGCTGGCGCTCAGCTCCGCATCTGGTCGCAAGACAACTACGGTGAGGACCTCATCATCTGCGTTCAGGATGGCGGCATCTACTACTGGGACAAGAGCCTCGGCCTTGCTTCTAGAGCTGTGGCTCTGGAGGACTTGGCTGGGGCTCAGGCCGCGCCGACCATCGCGAAGACCATCATTGTGTCGGAGCGCGATAGGCACGTCATCGCCTTTGGCTGCGACCCAGAGGCGACTCCCGGAGTTCAGGACCCGCTTGTCATTCGGTTCTCAGATCAAGAAGACCCGGCTGAGTGGCGCACCCTGCCGACCACCACGGCTGGCGAGCTTCGCATCGGCACTGGCTCCGAGATCATCGGCGCGGTCCAGACGAAGCAGCAGGTCATTGTCTTTACCGACGTATCTGTCCACGCCATGCAGTACATCGGCGACCCCTTCACATTCGGCCTTCAGGAGGTCTCCTCCTCCATCTCACTCATCAGCCCGAACGCCATGGTTGCTGTGGGTGACGTTGTGTACTGGATGGGGAAGAACGAGTTCTACGCCTACGACGGTGCCGTGGTGCAGATTTCATGCGACGTCAAGGAGTACGTCTTCTCTGGCATGAACATCCAGCAGCAGCTCAAGGTCTACGCTGGCCACTCAAGCTCATTCTCCGAGGTGTGGTGGTTCTATCCAAGCTCGAGCAGTCAGGAGAACGACAGCTACGTAGTGTACAACTACGAGCAGCGCGTCTGGTACTACGGCACCCTACCTCGCACTGCATGGCAAGACAGGAACGTCCTGTCGTTCCCCCTCGCAGTGTCCCCGGATGGGTACATCTACTACCAAGAAAGCGGCCTCAATGATGGCAGCGCCAACCCGCCAGTGGCTCTTGCTCCGTACATCGAGTCGAGCGTTGTTGACATGGGCGAGGGCGACCAGTTTATGTTCGCAACCCGGGTCATACCCGACATCACGTTCAGGAACTCCACCAACGAAACCCCGACTGCCACCCTGACCATCAAGGCGCGGAACTTCCCCGGTGGGGCGTACTTCGCATCCGACTCTGACCCTGTCACCAAGACAGCCTCACTCCCGGTCGAGCAGTTTACCAACGAGCTCTACGTGCGACTGAGGGGGCGATCCATGTCGCTGCGGATCGAGTCCAACCAGCTCAATACGGCTTGGCGCTTGGGTGACCCGCGGCTGGACATGCGTACCGACGGGAGGAAGTAATGCCCAGCAGCTCGCCAGCGCCATTCTTCCCAACTCCGCCCGAAGAATACAATCGCCAGTACATGGCGCAGCTTGTCCGTGCATTCTCTGTGTTTGTGCAGCAGGTCAACAACCCGGGCGATGCGATCTTTACCACCCTTCGCCTCACAGCCCTGCCTGTGTATGCCAATAATGCAGCCGCATTGGCTGGTGGCCTCATCGAGGGAGACGTGTACAAGACGTCTACTGGAGAGCTTAGAATCGTTGTGTGAGGATGAGCGAGAAAGTTCTATGGAACTTTTTCCCTGCATTATGCTAGAATCCCGCAAAGCGGAAAGATGTACTGGAGCAAGACATGGTTCTTCCACTGATTCTCGGCGCTCTTGGTGGCACCCTCGGCGGTGCTGGCATGCTGGGCGGCATCGGGGCGCTGGGTGGCGCTGCTCTTGGCTCTGGCCTTGGCGGGTACGCTCAGACAGGTGACATCGAGACAGGTATCCTGACGGGCCTTGGTGCCTTTGCTGGTGGCGCTCTCCTTGGGCCGATGATGGGTGGTGCTGGTAGCGCTGGAGCTGCCGCCGCGAATACCCCCGCCGTTGGCGCTGGACTTGGCCCAGCTGCAATCCCCGGAGCCACTGGGGCCGCTTCCCTTCCGATGTCCGCAACCCTCGGTACCACTGGTGCCGGATCGGCAGCCATGAATGTCGCCCCCGGTCTCGGCATCAAGGGCCTCGGTCAAGGCGCGATGAATTTTGCGAAGAGCGGCATGGGCATCGGCTCTGGTGTCGGCGCAAGTGTTGGTGCAGCGTTTGCGCCGCCTCCGGGTGGCGGAGACAAGAAGAAGAGCGATAGCAAGTACGCCGACACACCCGGCCCGTCGCTGTACAGGACCCCCACATTCCCCGGACCCGGCGGCTCCCCGGGAAGCAGTGAGTTTGATTACGGTGTCGGAGGTCTTCCGACTGTTGATCAAATCATGGACTACAGGACCACTGGAACCAGACCAACTGGATACTATGGTGGCGGCATGATCCGCAGCCTAGAGGACAGGTTCGGCCCAATCCGCTTGGCCGAGGGTGGTATCGCTACGCTCATGCAGGACGCACCTGCACCGCCCGGAGGCAACGAGAAGGACGTGGTCAACGAGGCAGTGAAGGCCATCAAGGGTGAGAGCTCAAACCCAGAGATCGCCCTTGCTGCATTCCTGACCGCATACGGAGAGGATGCATTGCGCGACCTCGTGGACAAGGTTCAGTCTGGCGAGATGGACGAGACAGCGACCCGCAGCGAGGGAAAACTGCGCGGCCCCGGTGACGGCATGGATGACCTGATCCCAGCCACCATTGAGGGCGAGCAGGATGTACTCCTCAGCGATGGAGAGTTCATTGTGCCCGCTGATGTGGTGTCAGGCCTCGGCAACGGCTCATCGGATGCTGGCGCTCGCGCCCTTGAGGAGATGATGGGTCGCGTCCGCACGTCGCGCAACGGCAGCCCTGAGCAGCCTCCGCAGGTCCCGCAGGAAGAGGTCATGCCAGCGTGAGCGACCTTGTCTTCTCCCCGGTACCGAAGCACCTCCTTGGCCTGATCTGGCCAAAGGTGGAGGAGTACCTCTCCAAGGCGGTGGATACTGCCAAGGGGAAGCTCACAGTAGAAGATGTGAGGTCTGGCATCGAGTCAGACCTTTACCTCTTGTGGGTTGCGGTTGACGGGGATGAGATTATTGGTGCCGTGACGACGAGGATAATCGATTATCCGAGCTGCAACGGTATGGCGCTTGACTGGATCGGCGGAAAGCGCATCAAGGAATGGATCGCCATGGGCAACAAGGCCGTGGTAGAACACGCAAGAAGCCATGGGTGTTCGCACCTAGAGGGGTACGGTCGCCCCGCATGGACCCGCATGATTGAGCGGCATGGCTGGAAGCAGGACTATGTAGCATTCAGGCTGGAGGTTTGAAATGGGTGGCGGTGGAAATACCACTTCAACGGTTACGCAGCAGAACATTCCAGAGGAGTTCTTCCCGTACTTCGACCGGCTCCTCCTGCAGGCCGAGAACGAGATGGGCAAGCCGTATCAGCCCTATCAGGGTCAGCGGCTTGGTGATGTGTCCGCTGACACCCTCGCGTCTTACAACCTTACGCGAGATATCGCGGGAAGGCCGACCCCCGGTCGCGACCTAGCCTCCAACGTGGCCGCCCAGAATGTGTTCAGGACCGGGGAGCTGATGGGCTCCGCCGCCCCGTACCAATTCGACCAATACGGCGGCTTCACGGCTGGGGGCGCGTCTCCGTATGCGGGCTTTGGAGAGTCTCGAGTTTCCCCGTATGCGGGATTTAATGTAACTCGGGGTCGGGAGTTTGGCGGCTTCGAGGCTGGTCGGGCTGATCCTTATGCCGGATTCCGGACGACAGAGGTCACGCCGTTCCAAGAGTTTGAGGCTGGTCAAGCGTCTCCGTATGCTGACTTCTCGCAGATTCAAGGTCGGGAGTACACCGGATTCCGTGCTGGCGAGGCGACGCCATTTGCTGACTTCTCTGAGACTCAGGCCAGAGAGTATGGTGGGTTTGAGGCCGGTCAGGCTGACCAGTTCACTGACTTTAGGGAGACGCAGGCCCAGCCCTTTGCAGACTTCTCGGAGGCGCAGTACAGCGAGTTTAATTTCGGACCCTCTGGTGAGTTCACCGGAGAGGACGCGACTCGCTACATGGACCCGTACATGCAGAGCGTGGTCGATATTCAGAAGCGCAAGGCGCAAGAGGACTATGACATTGCGCGGCAGGGGCGCAGTGCCCGGGCAGTGTCTGCTGGTGCCTTCGGTGGCTCTCGTGCTGCAATTCAGGAAGGTCTTGCTGAGCGCTCACTGCTAGAGCAGCAGGCTGACATCCAAGCCCGCGGCCTGTCTTCCGCCTACTCCGACGCACAGCGCCTGTTCGAGGCTGATCGCGCCGCCCGCATGGCTACGGAACGCGCAAGAGCCGACGAGGCGTCTCGCGTTCAGACTGGCATTGCTGGAGAGGCTGCAAGGGTCCAACAGGCTCGCGCAGCGGAACTTGCTCGCACTCAGGGCATCAGCGTGGAAGAAGCTGCTCGTGTTCAGCAAGCTCGTGCTGCAGAATTGGCACGGACGCAGGGCATCAGCATTGATGAGGCCGCTCGCATTCAACAGGCTGAGGCTGCGGAGGCTGCTCGCGTACAGGGCACTGCCCAAGAGGAAGCAGCTCGAGTCCAACAGGCAAGGGCAGCGGAGATCGCTCGCACACAGGGCATCTCAATCGAGGAGGCATCTCGCATTCAGCAGGCAGAGGCAGCTGAGGCAGCGCGAGTTCAGGGCATGTCTCAGGAAGAGGCGGCTCGTGTTCAGGCCGCTCAGGCCTCAGAGCTCGCACGGGTTCAGGGTATCAGCGTTGAGGAGCTTGGTCGCATTCAGCAGGCGAGAGCCGCTGAGCTTGCCCGGACCCAAGGCATCAGCGTCGAAGAGGCCGCTCGAGTGCAGCAGGCCGAGGCTGCTGAAATCGCCAGAACGCAGGGTATCAGCATCGAGGAAGCGGCTCGCGTACAGGCGGCGCGGGCTTCTGAATCGGCTCGTATTCAGGCGATGTCTCAGGAAGAGTTTGCCAGAGTGCAGACAGCGCAGGCGGCTGAGCTTGCACGTGTGCAGGGCATCAGTGTCGAAGAGGCGGCAAGGGTGCAGCAGGCTAGGGCAGCAGAGCTCGCTCGAGTCCAAGGCATCAGCATTGAAGAAGCGGCTCGAGTGCAAGCTGGTCAGGCTGCAGAGACTGCCCGTGTTCAGGAGGCTCAGGCCGCCGAGAACAGATCGGCCCGTCAAGAGCAGCTTGCCATGATGGGCTTCTCGGCAGAACAGGCGTCGCTCGTTGCTGACCTAGAAGAGCAGGCTCGCACTGGCGACATTCAGGCAGCTCAGATGCTCGAGACCATTGGCCGCTCTCAGGAGGCCCGCCGACAGGCCCAGCTTGACCTCGACTATGAGGACTACCTGCGCCAGCAGGGCTACAATCAGGACCAGATCGGCTTCATGAGCAACATTCTGCAGGGCTTGCCAATTGCAAACGCTGGAGAAACGGTGACGCAAACCCCGTACAACCCCGTCCAGCAGGCACTCGGCGCTGGCCTCGCTGGACTTAGCCTCTACAGAGGGTTCCAATAATGAACATGCTCGACGTCCAAGACAAGCTGAAGGGTCTCTCTGAGCAGCAGCTTGTGCAGGAGATGCAGATGCCATCTGGCAGTGCACCTCAGTTCCTTGTGCTGTCGGAGATCACCCGCCGCAAGCGGATGCGTGACAGCATGCAGCAGCAGCCGGACAACAGCACCGTGGCGCAGGAGGCGGTGGCTGCGGCTGGTGTGCCTCAGGGTGGCATTGCTGATATGGCTAGAGCGCTGGCACCCAAGACCGACATGACCCAGAACACTGGCGCTATGCCCGTGCAGGGTATGTATGGTGGCGGGTATGTGCAGAAGATGCAGCCCGGTGGCCTTGTTGCATTGCAGCGTAACCCTGCCGCTCTGGCTTTCGCACAGAAGGAAGCCCAGCGTCTCGGGATGAGCCTCGAGCAGTACGTCTCCCGCATGAGCCTGCCGCCTCAGTCCAGAGGGGCCATGGATTCCAGCTCTCTTGATCGCTTCCTGCAGACACAGGCTGAGCGCAACCGCATGCTTGGATTTGAACCTGTCGGTGATGGGGCGGAGTTTCCAACTCAGTCGGACCTTGACCGCCGCTTCCAACAGCAGCAGCAGGCGGAGCAGTTCGCCTTCGGCGCGTCGAGCCCCCTGACGTCGCCCGGTCCCCTAGATGCAAACGTCGGCATGCCGCGGCAGGCTGGTCGAGTCATCGGCGCTCCGTCCGTTGCTTCGGTCGCTCCGCAGATGCCGTCCATTGGTGATGTCTTTGATGCTCGAGTGGAGAGCCCCCTCTCCCCGCTCCCGGCTTCTGGACCATACTCCATGGTTCCAAGCGCCCTTATGACGGCGGAGAACGAGCGCGTTCGCCTAGAGCGTGGCATCCCCGGCGGGGAGGGCTTTGACGAACGTGCGTACAACGCACCCGGACCAGCAGCCCTTCCGTCTACCGGACCTTACTCGAGGGTGCAGAGCGCCCTTGAGCTGGCACAGGAGGAGTATGATCGCACTGCCTCCGGCATACCCGGCGGTGAGGGCTTCGATGAGCGCGCATACACGGCACCCGCAGTGCCGGAACCCGATCCAATTGTTCGTGGTCCCGCGAGCGTTAGGCAGAGAGTGTTCGAGGAGGCCCGCAGGCAGGGGGACCCCAATATCCTCGGTGGGGCGACAAACGAGGTTTTCTCCGCCCTGTCCGGCGAGACCGTAGCGGAACGTGAGGCGAGAAAGATTGCCGAGGCCGAAGAGGCTGCCCGGAGAGAAGTGGAGATCGGGCCTGACTTTGAGCAGCGTGGCCGCGAGCAGTCCCCGACCGATGCACTGGAGGCCATTGCCGCGCAAACTGCAGCGGCAGAGGCATCCGCCGAGGCTGCCAAGAGGGCAGCGGCAAGCGACATCACCACTGGTGGCACGAGAACCTCCGGCGGCGCTGGCGGTGTGGGGAGCGCAAGCGGTGCCACGTCCTATGAGCAGGAGCTCATCAACGCCATGCAGCGGGCGGAGCGTCGCGCAGAGCAGGACAAGTGGCTTGCCTTGGCTCAGGTGGGTCTCGGCCTCATGTCGTCTACACAGCCCACCATTGGTGGCGCTCTTGGCGAGGCTGGCCTTGCTGGCCTTCAGTCCTATCAGGGTGCTCGCGATGAGTACGAGACTGAACGTCTTGGCCTGAGCAAGGAGCTGGCTGGTATTGCCTCCGCACGGGCATCGCAGCGGGCAGCTGCGGCGAAGGCAAGCTCCGGGCCGACCCTGAAGGAAATCAATGACAACCTTGAAATGCTCACCACTGAGGTGACTGGGTATGATGAAGCGGGCAACGAAGTCACCCGCAGGGTTCCTGTTGACGATGACCCTAGGACGAAGGGCCTCATTAAGCAGTATCAAGAGCAAAAGCTCGCCTTGCTGTCTGGCCGCATAGCTCCACAGATGTGAGCCAGTAACATCTAGAGATAGCCGCGGAATGCGGCTATACTCCCTCTCGCATCAGGGAGTTTGCAGATGGCAGTGATTTCCGTACCCTCTTCCGCAACGGGCGCGACGTACTCTGTTCGCATCGCGGGTGACACTCCAACTGCAGCAGAGCAGGCTCGCATCGATGCCTATGTCGCGCAGATGGATGCGACCATGGCACCAGTTGCGCCTCCCCCGGAGGACACGGGTCCTGACACCTCCTTCGCTGGGGCGCTTCGTTTCTCCCTAGATCAGCCCCTCGAGAACATGGCCGTGACCTCGAGAGCACTCGGCGGTGAGGGTATTGCTTCCTTCTTGAGCGGTCTCACCGAAGCGCCGACTGGATACCAGCCAGCGTTCGAGGGCTTTATGAACGAGGACGGCTCGTTCTTTGACTTCTCGTATCTGCCACGCGCTGCGGTGGAACAGACTGGTCAGGTCGTCGGCGCTGTCGGCACTCGTGCTGCTGGTGCACTTCTTGGTGGTGCAGCAGGCTCCGTCATCCCGGGCGTTGGCACTGCTGCTGGTGCTGTCGCTGGCGGCTTTGCTGGACCAGCACTGTTCGAGGCGGTTCAGGTCCTCGGACCCGTCGCCTTGGAAAGGGCTAGAAACAATGGAAGGGAAGAGCCCAACGCCGAAGACTGGCTTGGCGCAGCGTCCACTGCCGCGGGCTCCGGTGCTCTTAACGCCATCGCCCCCGGTATGTCTGGGTTCTTCAAGAAGACCATCGTTGAAGCTGGCACCGAAGGCCTTCAATCCGTAATCCAGCAGGCTGGCGAAACCGCAGCCACAGATGTCGGGCTGCAGATCGACCCGAGACAGGCGGCGGCAGAAGCCATCCTCGGTGGCACCGCTGCCGGGGCCATTGCTGCCCCGTTCGCCATTGCAGAAAGCCGCGCAGCCAAGCGTGACGCCGCAAAGAAGGCAGACGAGAAAGCCCTAAGCGACCTCGAGGAAGATCAGAGGGAGGAGGCTGAAGACGCAGCCAAGCGCATTGCATTTGGCGATGCTGCCATGGCACCGACTCCAGCCGAGGAGGCCCCTCCCGTCGAGCCCGTGGCACTTCTGCCAGCCCCGGCTAGTGCAGCCGCCGCGACGCCACTGCCTCAGGCACCAGCTGCCGTAGAGCCATCAGGCACCGTGGAGGAGGTTCGCCGAGCTGATGCACAGAAGGTGCTCGCTGAGGCTGGCACCCTAGAGCAAAGAATGCCGTCACCTGAGGTCGGTGCGGAAGCAGCGCAGCAGCCGCCAGCCGCAACAGCCGCCCCCACGCCAGTCCCTCCGGCCCCTGTGCTCGAGACATTGCAGCGCGCACGAGAGCGTCAGGTCGCAGGTAGCAACCAGCTGGTCAGCAAGAAGGGCGCACAGCGTCTAGCTGACGCTGGCCTACTCGCCCCCGAAGACATCGATGTCCCGGTGGTCGCGAACACCAAGGTGAGCGAGCTTCTCGCGCTCGGGCCAGAAGAGATTACGCGGCGCATTCAGGGAACGCAGCCCACTCAGGCTGTCCCTCCTGCGCCAACCACCCCCGCCGCTGGCGTTGGCACCGCCCCAACCCCGGAGAGTCTTGTCACACCTGACACTCCACGCCCGCCGCAGCCCTTCCGCTGGCGTGACTACACTGCAGCAACTCAGGCCGTGGTCAACGCCAAGGACGCGTCTGTCCCTGCCATTCAGAAGGCTGCAAGCACTGACCCAAAGAAGCCCGCACCTCCTGCAGTGGCCAAGGCTATCCGTGACCGCATGGTTGCCGACGGCGTCATCGTGGCCGACAAGAAGTCCAAGGGCGGCTTCCGCGTGGTCCCGACCCGTGTGCCTGATGTCGATCAGACCGAGAGCTACCGCCGCACCCTTGATGACCTGCAGCAGGATGCACAGGACGCTACTGCAGCGCAGCAGAAGGCGCTCCTAGACGCACGTCGCGCAGAGCAGACTGGCTCCAAGGCCGACGCCCGCAAGTTCAATCTGCAGGCAGATGCTGCCGCAGAGACGCTGACTCGCATTCAGGCAACGCGTCAGGAGGTAGAGGCTCGTCTGCCCAGAGCTGCCGCCGAGGTCGCTGTGCCACGCACTGAGGCACCGCTGTCGCCCATCGCAGAGGGCAGAGCTGCAGTCCCCATCACCGAGGCACCAGCTCCGATCCAGACCGTTGCGGTATCTGACCGCGCCAAGCGCCTGAAGCAATCCATGGATTACTACCAGCGTGAGGCGGCTCGCAAGGCAGCCGAGGCACGTCGCCTGCGTGAGTCCGGCAAAAAAGTTCAATTGCCCAAATCTGACCAGCAGCGCATGCTCGATCTGGAACGTGATGCCGCCGCAGACTCTCGCATGGCGCAGGCCATCCGTGGACAGCTTGCACGTCCCGCTGCAGACATCGAGCAGGACCGCGCACAGAAGGCAGCAGCTGTAGCCAAGGAGGCGTCCGACGCAGCAGAAGCCGCAGCACGGGCACCGATCTACACTGCAAAGGAGGGCCAGCTTTTCACCGCCCTCCGCCGCCGCCTAGACAACCTCGGCCTGTCCGACGTGAAGCTTGTGGCCGAGCGCGTCATTCGTCCCGCAAATGCACCACAGAATGCTCTTGTAGAGGGCATGATGGATGTGGACCGCCGAAATGGCAACCGCATCATCGCGCTGGCTCTAGGCGTGTACGACCCAAAGATGACACAGCAGGAGCTGTTCGATGCCATCTCCGGCGTGATGAACCACGAGGTCATCCACGCGATCCGTAGCCTCGGCCTCTTCACCGATGGCGAGTGGAAGACCCTCAGCGATCTGGCCGCACGTCAGCGCTACATGAAGGTCAAGGACGGCAAGAGCGTTGAGCGTGGGTACACCTACCTGCAACGCGCACAGCAGATGTATGCCAGTGACAGCCCTGAGATTCAGTCCGAAGAGGCTGTCGCGGAGATGTTCCGTGATTATGTTGCTGGTCGCCTGAAGATTGGCGGCAAACCGAAGACCCTCATGGATCGCATCAAGGGCTTCTTCAAGGCCCTGTGGGGTGCCCATGCAGAGACTGGCCTCACCGACCCCAACGCCATCTTCGAGGGTGTGCGCTTCGGTGACATCGGTCGTCGTGAGCGCAAAGCTGTCGAGCCGGAGGGAGATGCTCGCCTCAGCATGGTTAAGCTTGGCGACAAGGACCGCAAGCTCACTGTTCTTGATCGCTACGAGCAGGGCCGCTTCCGCGACGACAGACCTCGCAATGCCAAGGGCATCCCCGTATCAACGCGCTCCAAGGAGAGCGCCATGGTGCGCCTGCAGGCCGACCGTGGAAATAAGGTCTTCGAGTCAAACGAGACGAACAAGAAGGTCATCGCCCGTCTCATGGCTGCAGAGGCAGAGGCGGCGCTCAACTCAGACCGCAGCGCCATCGGGTGGTATGACGCAAAACTCCGAGCAGCGAAGTCAGTCCTCGCCCTGCTGCACCCTGAGATTGCCACCGATCCGGGCGCGAATGCAGCCATGGACTATGCCACCGCTGTCACCTCAAACGGCATGGCCGTCGTGGACAACTATCGTGCGGCCAACGAGCAGTACGAGTACTGGCAGAAGAACGGCAAGTTCTTGGTCCGCGGCTACGGAAATCAGGGCAAGTCGATGGAGAAGGCATTCTCCTTCTACAACAAGCTCAAAGATCGCGGCATGTCGGACGCTCAGATTTCTGACTATCTGAGCCAAGACACCACCGTGGCTGAGCTGCGGAAGAACGATATCATCCGAGAGCTTGGCATCGAGATCGACTCCAAGGAGTTTGCCGCAGCCAAGGTGAAGGTGTCATACGTCATTGGGCCCAAGATCGGGCAGGGCTTCTACCAGAACCTGCGCGGGAACTTTGAGCCACTGACGATGGACCGCTGGTGGATGCGTATGTTCAACCGACTGACGGGCAACCCGTTTGTCGTGGTGACTGATGAGACCTTGAAGAACAACGCTGACCGCGTCGTGTTGTCTGCGAGTGAACCTCTCAGTGACTACGAACGTGAGGTCATCGAGCAGGCAAAGCTTAACAGGGACATCGACATGGTGACCGAGGGCAATGCCCTCGAGTTCGCCAAGGAGGTGGATCGCATCTTCCAGAAGGCGTACAAGGATGCGGATGAGGGTCAGCGCCCAGAGAAGACTAGGCTCTTCCTTGCTGCTGGTCGCTACAAGCTGAACTCTGCACCTCAGCTGGAGGAGAGCCCGCGTGGGCCGGGTGATCGCCAGTTCATGCGCGATACCACTAACGTCGCCAGAAAGTACTTGAAGGACGCTACCGGCGTCGATATAACTCCTGCTGACCTCCAAGCGCTCTTGTGGTACGCAGAAAAGCGTCTCTGGGATTCACTCGGAATCCGCAAAGGTCAAGGCGAAGACAACGACTACGTTGACGGTGCCATCGCACTGCTCCGGAACAAGGGATATGGTGATGACTCAATCCTCGAAGCACTCCCCGCAGGTGAACGATTCCGAATCGATCCTGTCCGATATCCCGTTGGACAAGATGGATCAGTTCGTGGACCAGATGCTGAAGGCGATACCGCCCAAGCCGAGACCCGATTCAGTGCAATCCCCACCGCTGCAGGCGAAGCCGGAGCAGGACGTGGAGACGGAAGAGGGGGCGGGGCGGTACGCGGAACTCCGGCGCTTGAGGGCTCGCCGGTCGTTCAAGGTGCCTCAGGACCGGACCAAAACCTCGTCCTAGTTGCCGAGAAGTATGCCCGCGAGAACGGCATCGATCTCCGCCGTCAGGGTAAATACGTCGAGGTTGATGAGGAGCTGGCAGGGCGCATTGCCAAGGCCTTCGATGACATGGAGCATGACCCTCAGGACCCGAAGGTCCGCGAGGCATATGCAGAGCTGATCCGCCAGACCAGAGCCCAGTACGATGCTCTGTCTGACGCTGGCTACAAGTTCTGGTTCATTGATGGGGATAACCCCGGAGAGTATGCATCGAGCCCGTTTAATGCGATGCGCGACCTGCGGGCCAACCGGAGCATGGGTGTGTTCCCCACCGAGTCCGGTTTCGGCACCAGAGAAGAAGTCGATGTGTCGCAGAATCCCCTCCTCGAGGAGACCGACCTGATGTGGCCGTATGGCGGGCCCGACGGAACTAAGGTTCCAGTTCTTGCCAACGACCTGTTCAGGGCTGTGCATGATGCGTTTGGCCATGGCATCGAGGGCTCAGGCTTCCGCGCCCGGGGCGAAGAGAATGCTTGGCAGGCCCACATCCGCCTGTTCACCGGGTTGGCCAAGGGTGCCCTCACGACTGAGACCCGTGGCCAGAACAGCTGGCTGAACTATGGCCCCTTCGGTGAGCAGAACCGCAACGCCAAGGTCGAGGACACTATCTTCGCTGACCAGAAGGTCGGCCTCATGCCGGAGTGGACTTGGACTGAAGGTCTGGCTCCGGACGGAGAGGCGTATAGCCCCGACGCCCGCATGTCGATCCGCTATGCCGTCAGCCCCATCACTGCCAACGTGCGGCAGAACATTCAGGCCAACCAGAAGGCGCTGATGTATGCCCGCTCGTCGGACCTGATCGCGAGAATCCTCACTGGCACAAAGCTGGTCAAGAAGGACACTGCCCGTGAGTTCGCCGACGGGCTGCTGCGCCGCTTCCAAGACAGCATGCTGCCGATTGGGCGCATGGTTCAGGAGCTGTCAGCCAAAGGCATGACCATCACTGACGCGATGGACCCGTATCTGCAAGAAGAGCTCATGCATGGTGTGGTCGGTGACAAGATCAGCGCCAACCAGAAAGGCCTGTACGAGCCCGTTGTTCAGGCCATCAAAAAGCTGAATGTGCCGAAGGCTCGGATTGACCAGCTCATTTCCGCATCGAACGCGGCATCGAAGGACGGCAAGGGTTACGTTGCTCTGGCCATGGAGCAGAGCGACAGTCCCCGCATGGTGCTGGCAGATGCCTACCTGTACGCCAAGCATGCCCGTGAGCGGAACCGCTACATCAGGGCCAACAAGGATAAGACCAACGACTCTGGCTCCGGGATGACCGACGCAGAAGCTGAGGCAATCCTGCGTTGGTTCGAGGGCCTTGATGCTGGCAATATTCAGGCCATCAAGGACTTCACGAAGGGCATTCGCTTGATTGTGGCGAGCACCAACCAGACCCGTGTTGATGGCGGTCTCATCGCTGAAGATGCCGTGGACAAAGACGGCAACACCGTCGTTCTTGGGTCGCAGTACAAGTTCTATGTCCCCCTCCGTGGCGTCACAGATGGCGACGTGGACACCAACGAGGACGACTTCACTGGGCCTCCGGGGACGCCCCGCTATGGCGCTCGTGGCCGAGAGGACCGCAGGGCTCTGGGTCGCTATGACTATGCCGCCGATCTGGTGGCAAACGTCTTCACTCAGAACCAGAACGCCATCCTCCGCGCTGAGCGCAACAAGGTGGGGCAGTCCCTCCTGAGGCTGCTTCGTGCTGACCCGAACAAGACGACGGCATACGCTGAGGTCCTGAAGCGAGCCCCCACCATGAGGGCATCGGTTGACGGCACCATGCGCGACGTGCCCGATCCTCGCGCATACAACGATCCCGACATCCTCGTGGTGAAGGAAGACGGCAAGGAGGTGTTTGTTCGCTTCCGTGATGAGCGTGTGGCTGGGGCCATGAACGGCAAGAACGGCTTCTCACCCACCACCGGGGCGTCGCTGACCTCCGCCATGCAAACGATCAACCGCTACCTCGCCAACATCAACACCTCGTACAACCCCGAGTTCTTCATCACGAACATGTTCCGCGACCTCTCGACCGCGGGCGTGAACATCAACCAGTACGAGATGGAGGGTCTGACGTCTGATGCGATCAGGAACGTGAAGTCGGCTCTGGTCGGCATCAAGCGTGTGATCCGCAACGGCGACGAGACATCGGAGTGGGCTAAGGTCTACAAGGACTTTGTTGCCGCTGGAGGTCAGAATGCGACCAACCAGTTCAACACCTTGGCCGACGAGCTGTCCAACATCCAAGGCATCCTTGGTGACATCTCTGAGTCCGGTGCCCGTGGGCAGTGGGCCGCAGTCAAGAACAGCTTCATCGGCAAGAAGACTGGGTCCCTGCTCAACCTCGTCGAGAACTACAACACGGTCGTCGAGAACGGCATCCGTGTCGCCACCTACAAGGCACTCATCGACCGAGGGATGTCCAAGCAGCGCGCAGCTCAGGCTGCCCGCAACGTGACGGTGAACTTCGCCAAGGGTGGCGACTATCGTCAGCTCATGGGCGCTTGGTACTTGTTCTACAACGCATCACTGCAGGGCTCGTTCGCCCTCCTGAATGCGGCTGTCCGCTCACCAAAGGTCCGCAAGATGTGGGCTGGCATCATGGTGGCTGGCCTTCTGCAGGATCAGCTCAATGCCCTGCTGTCGGACGAGGACGAGGACGGGGAGAAAATCTACGACAAGATTCCCCAGTATGTGCTGGAGCACAACTTCATCCTGCCGGATGTCTTCGGCATCACCGACCGCTCCTACATCTCGATCCCCATGCCGTATGGCTTGAACATGGCGCACAACCTTGGCCGCGCCGTGAGCAGAGCTGCGCGTGGGGAGTACGATGCGGGTGAGGCCACCTCTTCTATCTTCGGAACCATCGGTGACACACTGAACCCCATCGGTGGCGCTGAGAGCTGGGCAAACTTTGTCGCCCCTACCGTCGCCGATCCGTTCATCGACATCCTTGAGAACGAGGACTTCGCCGACAAGCCCATCTACAAGGAGGGCCTGCCGTTCGACCGCACCCCGGCACCAGCCAGCCAGCTTTACTGGTCCACAACCAGTCCGTCTGCAGTCTGGATCACCAATAACCTCAACGCCATCACTGGGGGCAATGAGGTGCGTCCGGGCTTCGTTGATTGGTCGCCTGACGTCGTGGACTTCTGGTTCGAGTTTGCTACTGGTGGCGTTGGTCGCTTCGTTCAGCGCATCGCTGAGCTTCCGTTCAAGGTGGCAGACGAGGGCCTGTCTGATGAGGTTGCCCGGGACATCCCGTTCTTCCGAAAGATCGTTGGCTCTGTCTCGGAGCGCGAGGACATGGGTTCCTACATCGAGGGAGCCAAGGCCGTCCTGACTGCAGGCGAGGAGCTGAAGCGGGCTCGTGAGGTCGGTGATGCTGCGTGGGCGAAGGAGACGATCCAGCGCTACAGCAATGAGCTTCGCCTCGTTGGACCCATCAAGTCCTTGGAGAGCGCCCTTCGCGAGACGAGCAAGATGCGGAACCAGATCAATGCCAATCCGAACATCCCGGATGAGCAAAGGAAGGTCCTGCTGGATCGCATCGAAGAGCGCAGGCAGATGATCCTCAGCAGGGCGAACTCACTGCTCAGGGACGCAGGGCTGTAACGGTGAAGCGGGATATCGGGATCAGGCACACTGGCTCGATGTCCTGCTCATCACCACGGTCCATCCTGCCACCGATAGACACGGTGATGTGTGGTGCCATCTTGATCTCGGTGTAGCCCCAAGCGTCAGACCACCTGACGGCCAGTATGCACTTGAGTCCGGTCGCCCTCGAGAGGGCGTCGGCATGCATGAACTTACCTGAGGATATCATGTAGGTCGGGTACTGACCCACTGGGTTAGTCCTGACCTTGGCCTCCACAAATGCGACAACGCGCCCATCCCTCACGGCGCTGAAGTCTAGGCCGTAGCGGATGGGGAGCTTCGAGAAGGTGCAATTGAACTTATTGGATAGGAGGAGGGAGAACTCCGCCTCCCTCCCTCTGTCAGCCCGCGTCTCGTAGATCGGCCTTGTGGTCACCGCTCAGCCACTCCTCGACTTCTCTCTTGCGCCAGCGGCTCAGCCGTGGCCCGAACTTGATGGCCTTCGGAAAGGCATCAGCCTCCTCGGTCTTCAAGAAGTTGTAGAAGCTCCGCTTGCCTAGCCGGAGCATGCCAGCCACCTCATCGGAGTCGATCAAGATGTTCTCGTTCATTGGGTCGTCCTTGCTTCCAGTTCCTAAATTCGCCCCTCAATGCCTCGAACTTTTCTCGTGCGGTCTCGTTGTCTCGAAACTCACTGCGGCTCTGGATGCCGCATACTTCTCTGATCGCGTCGGCTGACCGCGTCTCCATCTCGTCGGCGCGGGCCGTAGGCTCTGCCATACCATAGTCTACAAGAAAGGCAAAGAAGTCTTCATTGCGACTTAACAGTCCAGCAGAAGCAATTAGGCGCTGAATGGCGACATATCCGCGGTCGTCCGGGGTGTCGTCATCCTGCAGCCTGACCATCGCCACGACGTAGCGTGTGCCCACCCAGTCGGTGTGCAGCTCCTTGGGGCAATCGTTGGGGTGCACGTTCAAGCGCAGGATGATCCCGTTCTTGTCCTGAGACATCGATACCTTCACGGCCTCGAAGTTCATGGCGATGTCCCTGATCGGTGTGTCGTTCATTTTGGCCCCATCAGCTTGTTGAGGACGATAACCTCCTCGATCATGAGGGGCATGGCGTCGATGAAGGATTTGACTGGCAGCTTGCCATTGACGTAGCGCCCATCCGACACGATCCTCGTCGAATCGTTCATGGTGACGGTATCCCACACGGTGATCCTGTGGTGCCTAGACATCGCGTCCCACTCCATGACCATGGCGATGGAGATGGTGTCATCAGGTCCGATCATAGTATCTGCCAGCATCACGCTGGACGTATCAATTTGCGCCATTGAACTTCTCCCAGTTCGATCTTGCCCATTCCAAGGGCTCCACCCCCTGCAGGTCCCACCACGTCCTCTCGTCGCCGTAGTGGTGTAGCTGCATGTGGCAGCGGTGGCAGAGGGGCACCGCCCAGTTGTCGCCAGTCTTCAGCGACACCCCTCTGCGCTGACCATACATGACATGATGCGCTGACCCCGGCATTCCGCAGATCAGGCAAGGCTTGCCACGCACCGTCTTCAGGTACGCATCACTCCGAACATATGTGTCCTTCGGAATGAGCATCATCTAAGCCATTGATTTAGAACGGGATTTCATCGTCGATGGCGTTGCCAGCCGGGGGTTGCCACCCAGTCTGCTGTCCACCCTGCGTGAAGCCACCGCCAGAGCCATTGTTCCAGCCACCCTGCGGTGCCTGACGCTGCTGCCCAGCCTGCCCATCCTTGACGTAGGGCTTGCGGCCCGACATGGAGATGTAGGTGGTGCCGCTGTTCGACGTCTTGCGCCAGCCCGACACCTCCAGCGCCGGGAACTGGACCCCGGACCTCAACTGCTCGACAAGGTTCTCCACCACCTCCTTCGAGATGCGAAGCTCACCGCGATAGTCCGGTGCATTCTGTGCTGTCTTGCGGGTGTTCGCGAAGAACGCTCCGCCTTCTCTGTCCTGACCAGCCATGCTTATTCTCCTTGCTCAGATGCTGCGGCTTCTTCAACGCCATAGAGGCGCTTGCGGGCGCGGACGTAGAAGGTCTTGAAGACCTTGTCCCCGCACACTCGGATGATGTCGTCGTTGTGCATCACCATCCAATCTTCCGGCAGGACGTTCTCCGTCATGCCTGCGTAGATGATCTCGAGGCCGTGGCTCGTGAAGCGCAGGTTGCCAGAGCCCATCGCTGTCCACACCCACTGAGGCACCTCGCCAGCGAACGGTGCGCTCGCAACGCCCGTGTACTGGATTGCCTCAACCTCTTCCGGCTTCGTTCTGTAGAGTCCCATGGCGTGTCTCCTTATGCCTTGGCTGCTTTGATCTCTGCCTTGCGGGATGCGAAGGCAGCAACGACCTGCTTATGCAGATCGGGTTTCTGTTCCTTGAGGTACGCAATGGCGGTCTTGTTCTTGGCGTAGAACCCGTTGAGCATATCCTCGCCTTCACATGTCGGGATGAAGGCGGCGAACACCTCAGCCACCATGCTCACGGGGTGACCGCTGTTGACGCCATCAGGGCCGACCACACCCATCACCGCCTCTGTGGCCGCAGGCTCGTTCTGAGAGGCCACAGGGGGCTGAGTCGGTTCCTTGGCTGGGGTAGGTGCCGGAGCGGGCTTGACGCTCTTCACCGGCTCTTCCTGCGCTTCCTGCGGCATGTCCTCCCCTGCGTAGATGTAGTGGCCAAGACCGTGGTAGGCGATGGCCTTGGCAAGGCAGCGCTGCAATGCGTTGTTCACCTCGAATGCATTGGGCCCTTGGATGGGCTTGTTGCGGTGGTCCAGCACTGGCAGGCTCTCGGTGACCTCATGATCCCCGGTGCGGTCGAGACCCACCGTCACGCGGACGAAGGCGTAGCCCTGCACGTCCATGAAGTATGGGTATCCGGAGGCACCCTCGTGCTTGCGGAACCACGCGTGGGGGTAGTTCTCCTTGAGCTTACCCCATGCCCATGCCCACGACAGGTAGGACAGGCCATTCTTCTTCTCGATCTTGTCCGTCACGTCGATGCGCGACAGCACTTCCCACGGTGTCTTCTCAGTCATTCGTCTCTCCAAACATTTCTGGTGCCGCCAATGCAGCACGTTCCATTGCCCACTGTGTGCAGAAGTCTGCGACCGAGCAGTAGTTCTCGCAGCGGGTGCGCCCGCCCTTTCGTTCCTGCACTGAGTACTGGACACCCAGCGACAGCGCGTGATTGATCGCGCCCTTATTGCTGTCGAACACCTTGGTGGCCCGCTTCGCGCCCTTCTTCACGACCGCCCATGTGTCGGGCTTGGTCCAACGCTCCTCGTCGCTGCACTCGACCACCGCCTCCTGCGTGTCCCATGCCGCCTGAGCTTCCTGATGCATAGTCACGCGGTCCTGCATGTAGGCCATGGCCTCAGCCTCAGGCCACAGCGGGATATCCACGCTGACCACTGGGGACTGCGGATAGTCGGGCTTGAACTGTGCCTCTCTGCGCTGCCAGTCGCGCAGGATGGCCACGATGCGGACGCTGCGAACGTCACGACCCTTGGCCATGCGGACGAGCTGTGCGTAGCAGTTGAGCTGGCGCACCCAGTCCTCCTTGCCATAGATCACCGACCAGACGGACGTGACCTTGTAGTCGGAGATGTGGATCATGCCACCGATCTCCTCCTGATGGTCGATCTGCCCGGAGACTGTCCAGCCGTTGATGTCCACGAAGAGGCGCTCCTCCATCGTGACGTTGCCCTTGGGGTCAGATGTCTCGAGCATGTGGTGCACAGCCGTGCCAAGCAGCGGCCAGATCATATCGACAGCATCGACCTCGATCTTGTCGCGCTCTTGCTGCCGAAGAATGTTCACCCGCGGTGCGTCGATCAACGTGGTGACGCTGATGTCGGACTTGCCCTTGGAGTAATTGTCCTTCCGTGCGAAAGAAAGGAACGTGTCAGGCAGGTTGTGCCTGTTTGTGATCTTCATTTTGGTTGCTCCTTTTCGAGACATTAAGTACCATTAGGGCGACAACAAGTCAACATTAAATCCAACAGGAGTAAGTTATGACACTGGACGTTAACGGACGTTATGGGACTACACTGGTCATCCTCGGCGAACCAGCGTCGAAGGCAAACAGCCGGAGGATCGTCAACATCAGGGGCAGGATGGTGCCCATCAAGTCGCAGAAGGCGCTCGACTATGTCGGGTCGCTCAGGCTTCAGGCTGCGGCTCAGGTGTCTGCCATGATCGAGGGCGACCTCCGCGTGGAGATGATGATCCACTACGCCTCGCGCAGGCCTGACCTCGATGAGAGCGTGATCTTGGATGCACTGCAGGGCATCGCCTATGCCAACGACAGGCAGGTCAAGCAGCGCATGACGTACTGGGGTCTCGACAAGGACATGCCTCGTGCCGTGATCAGGATCACGCAGTGCGACCTCGACGATGTTCCAGAGTACCTCCGCACCACCCCTACTGGCACAGCCTAGTACATCGCGCGGATGGACTCTTGGAGTAGTATATATATATTATATACGGGACCCCCCTAAAGGGGGTCCCTTACATAGGTACTAACAGTACGTGTACACCGTGTACATTACGGCACCTATCGTCGCTTATCGACGCGTGATAACCGTTATTGACTTGGCTATGTGCCGAGCGTATGGTTGTCGCAGGCAAGAGCAAAACAGACGAGGTCTAACGTGGGAATCGAACAGTTGGTTCGACCGATAATCCATCAATTGAGGCCGGGGCAGCATCGAGTTGTCTGCCCATCGTGCGGAACCCAGCGCAAGAAGAAGGGCGACAAGACGCTCTCCGTTAAGGTCGATGGTGTATCCGCAGTGTTCCAGTGTTGGCATTGCCAAGAAGAAGGCGTGGTCAGGATGGGCGGGGACTATCAGCCCAGACAGACATGGCAGGCAGAGAGGAGACAGCCCGTGGCCGTGGCACCCAAGAAAGAATGGTCGGCACTGACCGACAGTGGCATCGAGTTCCTGAAGGCTCGAGGCATCAGCAAGGCGACAGCCGACAAGGTCGGCGTCAAGTCGGCGCAGCATTACATCCAGTCTGTGGGTTCAGTCGTTGACTGCGTGGTGTTCCCGTACCTCAACAAGGGGCAGGAGTACGCAGCCAAGATCAGGGCGACAGGTGGCAAGGGGTTCTCCTCCAACGGGGCACCAGCCACGCTGTGGAACCTAAACAACTTCAGCAATGGTGACTGGCTCATCATCTGCGAGGGCGAGATGGATGCCCTCACCCTGATCGAGGCAGGCTATGAGGGTGCCACGTCGATCCCGACAGGGGCAGTGATCAAAGTCGCGGATGGTCAGGTCAACCCCATGGAGGACGGCAAGTTCCGCTTCGTGTGGGAAGCCAAGGATCAGATCGACCGGGCATCACGCATCGTCATCTGCTGTGACAACGATGACCCCGGGCAGGCTGCGGCAGAGGAGATTGCACGGCGCATTGGCAAGGACAGGGTCTGGACTGTCGAGTACCCAGAGGGCTGCAAGGATGCCAATGACGTATGGCTGAAGCACGGGCAGGAGGGGATCGACACCCTGATCTCTGAGTGCAGACCTTGGCCCATCTCCGGCTTGTATGACAGCGGCCACTTCTTCGACCAGCTCGATGAGATGTATGAGCGTGGCATGGGCAGGGGAGAACTGACAGGCTACCCCAGTGTAGACAAGCTATACACAGTCTCTCCGGGCATGCTTACAGTGGTTACAGGACACCCATCATCCGGCAAGTCAGAGTTCGTTGACCAGCTCATGATCAACCTCGCCGTCACCAAGGGGTGGTCGTTCGCCATCGCAAGCTTCGAGAATGAGCCTCGCCTCCACATCGCCAAGCTCATGGCCAAGCACATGAAGAAGCCGTTCTTCGAGGGCAACGTCGAGAGGATCACGCCGGACGAGCTGAAGATCGGCAAAGAATTTGTTCAAGCGCACTTTTCCTTTATCTATCAAGCGGATGGCAGCATGGCCGTGCTTGATTCCGTCCTTGAAAGGCTGAAGGTTGCCGTCATGCGGCATGGTGTGAGGGGCGCAGTGATCGACCCCTACAACTACATCCAGAAGCCGAGTGACACCAACGAGACGGAGTGGGTCAGCACGTTGCTGTCGAAGGTCCGCCTCTTTGCTCAAGCCCACGACATGCACATCTGGTTCGTTGCCCACCCCGCCAAGATGATGCGTCAGGCCAACGGTGATGTGCCTCCACCTAAGGGCTATGACATCTCCGGCTCCGCCGCTTGGTTCGCCAAGGCTGACCACGGCATCACAGTCCACCGCCCCGATCCTGTGCACTCTCTTGTGTCCGAGATACACTCATGGAAGTGCCGCTTCTCTTGGCTGGGCCGGCAGGGCACGGCGGAGCTTCTCTACTCCACCATCACAAACACATACGTCGAGGTTGGCGATGACCCGTTTGCGAATATCGTCCCCGTTGATGACCCCTTCGCTGGCATTGGGCCAGCCCCAATGGACAAGGATGAAGACAATGACTTCCCATTCTGAGCCGCACCAAGTGGACATCGAGGAGTACATCGCAGAGGTGAAGGGCGAGGTGCGTGGGCCTTGGAGGCCTGCGCCACTGAAGGCAGACTATGAAACGATGGCCACCATGTATGCCCCCCTGAAGGAGGCACTAAAGGCTGCGTATGCACAGGCCTCAGCTGGCAAGGGCAAGGATCGCCACGCCAATGGCAAGTCGTTCCTAGAGCAACCGATCATGGAGATTGGTCGCATGGTCGGCATGGGGTATCAGACAGGGCAGGCCATGAAGAAGGCGCAGGAGGCTGGCGGCATGGTGTCGCGACAGCAGTACGAGGCTGCAAGGGCGGAGCTTCTGGGTGCCATCAACTATCTGGCAGCAGCATACATCTTGATCGGTGAGATTTCTTCGAAACAAGATGTTGACTTAGGCTCCAATAGGAGTCTATAAGGTCATCAGACACCGTCTGTGTCTGTTGCTCAATGCCTGACAACTTAGGGGTGGCCGCTCAGCCACCCCTTTTTGTTTGCCTCAGTCCTCCAGCTCGATCTCGTTGATCAGATCAAGGAAGGTTTCATGCTGGGCGGCGTACCACACGTCAGGCGACTCGTCGCTTGCTGACTTGGCCACCTTGCATGACGCCAGTGTCCCGATCTCGTGCATCTTATCGATCCACGTTGTGATGCGGGCGCACATCTCGTCCGTCACGACCATGCCGGGGTAGAAGCCGCGAAGCTCGACGATGATCTGCGTGATGGTCCAAGCTCTACTCTTGGAGAACATCTCGTTGATGGAGGTGCGAGCGTCCTCGAGCGTCACTGCCTTTGGTGCCTTCGCTTCGACATCCTTATCGCGACTGCCGACCAGAGCATCGCTCGCTGCGCTCCCCGGCAGGATGTCGTTGAGGCGTTGCTCCACCCTCATGCGGATCACGCGGTATCGCGCACTACCGGACACATCGTTCTGGTTCTCGTCGAGAGACTGATCGATGCAGTAGCATGTGAGCGAATCGCCGATGTCGATCCTAGCCTGCTCGACCAAGCGCACCGGGATGTAGACCGACTCCTCGTTCTCATCGACTGCAAAGGCCGAGCCTGTGCGTGTGATGTGGGAGACAGAGCATGGTACAGTGACGATGTCACTGGGCTTGAAAAACTTCATTTGGTTTCCTCTGAAAAGTTCGATTGCACTTCTTGGTCACTGTCCGGGGTTTAGATCATTGGCATCCTCCCTGTGCATCATAAGGTCGAAGTCTAGGACCTCTTCATACATGTCCCAAGCCTCCTGTATCTTGACCGACCCCTCAGAGATGATCGCCTTCCTCAGGCGGTTTCTCCTGTTGATGATCTCCGCTGCGCTCATCTTTCCGTATGACCTTGCCATGTGATCTCCATTCCAAAGCGAGGACATTCATTAACTCACCGGACTCGCGAAGCCTACTCACCTCATGCCTGACGATGGTGTCGCTGATGTGCAGCCCCATCTTCCTGACCTTGATGGTGATGTCCTCGACGCCGAAGCCTGCCCTCAGCATCGAGTGTATCAGGTGCCTGCGATTGAGGAGTCCTGTCACACTTGTCCCCCGATCCGCTTGAGCGCCCGCTCGATGGCGGCTGGGCTGCACGACCAGATGGCTGGGGTGCGGGTGTCGTTGGCCTCTGGTGCTTGGCTCTTCCTAGTCTGCGATGGAATCGCGGGCGAGAACTTGTGCATCGGCAGGGCAATGCCGAACCTCTCGCATGCTGCGTCGATTGTGCTGCGATGCATCCCGTAATGCTGTGCCGTGAGTGACACGCTCCACCCCTTGTCCCGCGCCGCGATGATCATATCGCGTGTGACGATTCTTCTACCAGTCATGTCTGTCCTCTGCTTCTTGTTTGATGCGGTTGATGTCCGGCAGGTTCTGCCGAGCCATGTATTGCAGCAGCTCGAACTGCTCTTGTGTCAGCCACCACGCTGGACACTTCACGTACCCAGCTTGCCTCAAGGCCCTCGCGCCGGGGCTGTTGCTGGCTTCACGGGGCATCGCTTCCCTCAATCTCGGCCAGCAGGGCGCGCAACTTCAGATGAGCCTTGCATCGGGCGCAGCCGCACTCAGCCAACTCCTCCGTGGTGTCCTCGAAGGACGTGACCCGCTTTGCTATGCTCATCGCCTTCGCCAGCTTGGCCTCGGCCTCTGCCAGCTTGGCGGTCAGGGCTTCGATCTTCTCCCCGTTGATAACGTCGAGATCGTCCATAAGTTTGACCTTGGCGGTCAGGGCTTCGATGCGGTCGGCGGCTTCGTCCCACTTCTCGTAGCGCAGCGCGTTGCACAGTACTTCGTCATTCATGGCAGCATCTCCACTTCAACGGGCAGGCTCGCGCACTCCATGCTGTAGTCATAGTCCAGAGTGTCGCCCACGGGCTTCATCGCCGCCTTGCAGGCAGCTTCGGTTAGGAACGGGATGCCATAACTGGCACCCTCGATAGGCCCGCCGTGCATCGTGATCCAGAGGATCGTCAGGTATGTGGTCATCAGTCCCTCCATGTTCCCATGAGCCTTGAGTTCAGGTCAATTATTTCAGTCAGCCGCGCATAGCGCCAGCGACCCCACTTCCAATTCCCCACCCCCCAGTCTGGCACGGCCACACGGACCATAAACACGGGCAGGAAGCCAAACTTCATGTGGATCGCGCCCTGCTGGGCTTCTCTTGTCAGTTCTTTCATCTCCGTCCCCGTTCCCAAGCCGCCCGCGACAGGCGGTTCGCCAGATCGTCTATTGCTTCTGTGCTGATCTGACGGTTGGTCACGATGGCCCAGTAAACGAGGGCCATGAACCGCCCTGCTGGCAGCACGGACGCTGCGTTGCTGATCCCAAGTGCTGCCTCTGCCTGCACGTCCCTGTGCGGCATGGTCTCTACTTTCTTTCTCCAAAACATTATCTCTTCCCCTTCAGTGGATCGTTCCCTGCCATGATGTCCATGACGATGTCTTCCAGTGCGGTGAGGGCCTTGCGGGCCGTCACCTCGTTCATCTCGCCGATCCTGATCGGCCTCGACCACCCAGCCCTCTTGGTCATCTCCCCCAAGACGGTGAAGGTATTGTTGCTCACACCCAGATCGCCGATCATTGCGTTGACTTGCTGTCGCAGCTTGTGTGTCGCGGCGTCAGCAAGTGGCGCTCTGTTCCACGACCACAGGCCGCAGCACTCAGCCCGGATGCCGTACTTTGTCCCGGTCTCCCAAGCCAATTGCCCACACTTGGGGCATGTCGGTGTCTCCTTCAGGTTAACGTCGTTTGGGGCGCTTCGCACGGCCATCTCCCGCCTCTGAATGCATCCTGCGGTACACGTCCCGCTCCACGATCACCTCCTCGCACCGCGTTGCATATATGCCCCGCCGTGCAGCCTCATCCCTCAGTGCGATCATCGCCTTGGGATGCCCGAAGAACGGCTTCAGCCCGTGCCTCTTGCCGATCATCAGCAGGCGCTTGACGGTCTTGTCGCTGAGCCTGCTTAGTGTCGCCACCTCACCCACGCTCCACCTCCTTCTTCTTGCGTCCCGGTTTGCCCTTCGTGAACTGGATGCCGTACCTGTTGGCCATGACCTGCACACTCTGGTGCTTCACATCCAAGCGGGCAGAGGTCTCGGCCATGCTCAGGCCCTCCTCTGCCAGCCGTCGATAGTCGTCGGGCGTGTAGCCCTTCTGTCGTCCCATGTTCCTAGTCCTTGATGATGATGCGAACGGTCTCGCCGATGGGTGCCGTGTGGCCGGGGCCACCGCTCGAAACCCACAGCAGTGGGTAGTCCACGCGCTTGGGGAAATCGAAGACCTCAAGGTCGGTGAGGTAGACCATCTGATCGCATTGCAGGTTGTTCTCCTCGACGTAGTCGAAGACGGGCATGACGAGGGTGCCACCGCGGTCCTTGTAGTTGAACCGTGTGACCTCATCGCCCTGATCGAAGGTGTCGATGTGGTTGATCTTCATCGAGCAGTAGATGATCGTGATCGACTGCGGCTGCACCTCGGTCGAGATCGCGTTGACCTCGCCGAGGAAGTGGGTCAGCTCCTTGTCGGACACTGACCCAGAGGTGTCCACCCCGATGACCCAGTGGCCTGCGCCCTTGTGGTCAACGCTCGGCGAGATGATGCGCTGATGGTGGTACATCTTCCGCTCTGGCTTCTTGAAGGTGTAGTCGTCGGGCTGGTCGCCCGCAAAGAACCGCCGCATCTTGTCGCGGTAGTCCACCTGTGCATCCTTCATGTCGGTCAGCATGCCCTCGACGAAGGCGGGCAGCTTGCCGATAGCCTTGGCAGCGTTGGCAGCGTTCATGACCTGCTGGTCAATCTCGTTGTCCATCTCTGCCTTCTCATCCTCGCTCATGTCGTCAACGAGGATGCCCCACGATGGCATCTCGGGAGGGTCAGGGATCAGGTCGTAGACCTTCTCCGATGTCATGCCCTGATACTTGCGGTCGAACAGTCCATCCGATGGCAGCTTGAACCCCTCGTCGATGACGATCAGGTTGATGGTGTAATCGGTGGCGTAGTTCCACTTCTTCGCATCGCGTGTGCCGCGCCGTAGCATGTGCTTCAGCGCCTTGTGTGCCAGCTCATGGACGATGACGCCGAGGGTCTCTTCCTCGGTCATCTTGTCAGTGAACGCACGGTTCCACCTGATCCACCTGCCGTTGGTACACATGGTGGGGATGGAGTTGTCCTCGATGAACTCCGTGGCCATGGCCAGCGAACCCCAGAAGGGCTGCTGGAGCAAGAGCCGCGTCTTGCAGCGGCTGATCTTCAACTGTGCATCCATTGATGCCTCCTGTGTGATGGTGTCAGAGGATCAGTGCCTTGCCCTCGGTCAGGACCCACTGCCGCACCGCGTTGGACTTCTTCAACTCGGCATCCCGGTTGATGGCGTCCTTCATGATGAAGGCAGCGAACTCCTGCTGAGGCAGGCGCTTCATGTAGGCGATGATGCGATCCGCGTTGATGTCCGACATGCGCTTGGCCAGCGCAGCGCACACGGCATGCAGGATCGACAGGTTGCTTGGGATTTCTGCCCGCTGTGGGTTGGCGATGATGCCGTCGATGTCGGGCATCTGCGATGTGACCTTCAGGTAGACTTGGAAGTCAGACGCAGCCTCAGTGCCGACCTGTCCTGCGATGGAGTAGGACATGCACAGGGGATCGACGTTGAACCGGGACAGGATCGTGCTGACCCGGTCCCATGAGCGGGGCGAGGGGCATGCCGTCTGGTCGCGGTCGAACTTGTGCAGGTACTCAGGACGTGCGCGAAGGTAGCCGCACACGCGCTCATCGCCACCGTTGCGCGACAGGTAGGCGACCACATCCTCGAGGTCAGCCTCGACGGGCAGGAACATCATGCGGTCACGCAGGTGGGTCGGGATAGCGCTGGTGCCAGCCTTGTCCGACAGTCGGTTGCCTGCCGCCACGATGGCCACGTTGTCGGGAAGCTGACGCTTGCCAATGCGGCGCTCGTTGGTGAGCTGTGCGAAGATGTTCTGCACTGCGGTGGTGGACTGCGGTAGCTCGTCGAGAGACAGCATGGTGGGGGTCGATCCGTCCGGCCACCAGTCGGGCTTGCTGCGCTTCATCTCGTCCGATCCCTCGATGGGCAGCGCCCACCCTGCAAGCTCTGCCGGGTCATACTGCGAGCCGATCAGGGTGATGACATCAAGGCCAAGGCGCTGGGCCACCTGCTTGTGGCCCTCGGTCTTGCCAAGGCCCGGTGCGCCCTCCCAGTATGGGATGATCATGTCGGCGGCTCGCCATTTGCCCGTTGCGAGGGCGTCGAGTTGTGCTTTGACTGCTTCACTGGTGATCTGGATAGCTTGGGAAATCTTCATGGTTGCCTCCTCAGGCGCTGAAAAGTTCGATTGAACTTTGGCGATCACCCGCCAAAGAAATTCTCAAGGATCGCCCCGAACACGACGATGACGATCAGGAAGACGATTGGGATGATGGCTGCGTCCATATCAGTGCAGCGTGTCGCCGTCATTGCGATCTATGAGCATCGCGGCAGTCGCGACGAGAAGCTTTGCGATGTTCTCATTCCGGTAGCCCTTCTCCTGCGCGAAGGTCACTGCAGCGCTCAGGAGGACACCGACCCCGATTATTGTCTTGTTGCCGAGGTAACCGTTGACCATGGTCAGGACCAACGCAGTGACCTCATCTGCCGTCATTTCCTCTGGCAGCATGTTGAGTGCCAAGGCGACCACCTCCCCTAGGTCTTGTTCTTCATTCAAAACGGGCACTCCTTGCCTTGCTTGTACCAGTCGCTGGTCTCCGCCTTGGGGCAGGCCTTGCGCTGTGTCGGTTGTTTCGGTTGCTCCTTGGCCACGTCCCTCAACCCCACGAGGTCGAGGAACGCGCCGAGGTCATCGTCTTCTGTCGTGCAGACAAGCTCCCACCGCGCCATCACTTGGCGTCCGGGTGCTTGGGCATGGGCATCCATGCCAAGGGTGGCACTTCACGGGTGAACATCATCCACCGCCCCTCATCGCGGCGAAGCTCCCGCTTCTCCCCCTTCTTCAGCTTGTCTGGGACCCAGCGGCTGATCGTGACGATGCCGCCGTTTGCTGCCGCGATGATCAGGTCAGGCGTGAACACCTTTATATTTCGCGTTCTATTCTCACCCACTGGCTGCGAGACGATGCTCCACGTCCCACGGGGTGCCTCCTCGATGTCAAAGTTCCATTCGGTCATGCGTGAAACTCCTCTACGCCAAAGTCATTGCCGCCTATCACCGCGAAGGCGAAGGCGTCCGGGTTGTCGGACTTGAACCGCAATGCGGCCTCGTCCTTGGTGGCACATGAGTAGACCTCGTATGCCATGCTCAGGTCCTCGCCCTGCCAGATGAACAGCCAGCGCATCACTCATCCTCCCCTTTGAAGCTTGCATTCTTGAAGTCATCCTCATGCAGGGCGGGCTTGCCCACCCCCTCGAAGATGTACTTGTTGAAGGTGTGGCGGGCCTCGTCGAGGGTGTCACCGCCGATGCAGGCATCAGCGAAGCCCATCAGGGTTCCGTCATCGTTGTAGAACACCTCCTTCAGTTCGAACCAATCATCTCCGCCGTTCTCTGACGGGGTGTTCACAAGGCGATAGTTCCAGTGCATCACACCGCCTCCACGCCACGCAGTGACACCGCGATCTCTTCCAGCGGGCTGACATCCACACCGATGTTTTCGGCGCACCCACGGTAACGGTTGAGCCACGATGTCAGGGACACCGCAGCCTGACGGCGAAGCTCTGCCTGATCGATCTCTGACCGTGGGTCGAACGGTGCATAGCCACCGCCATCCTTGCGGCCATCGACGGGCGACACGAATGCAGGGTACTCGCGCACCACGATGGTGCTTGTCTCCGGCTCCTCGTCCCGCACCACGATCCGCAGGCCGCTTGCCATGCGCCGCGCCAGATCGATGCGCCACTGACGCGCCGCATCGCCGTCCGTCATCCCGTAGAACCACGGGTATGCTTCATGCTTTGGCTGGCCCTTCAGCCAATCCACAAACTCACCCGGCACAAACATGTTGCGCCCGGTGGCCTGCAGGTATTCGTCAACGATCCGCTGACGTTCTTTTGTGGGAAAACCCGACATCTTCTCTCTCCTGTGTTGATGAAAAAAGGTCCATGGATCATCGACCCATGGACCTTGTGCTTGCGTTTGACCGTCAGGCCGCGCCCTGCTCCGCCTAACCCCGCGTTGCCGGACCCCGCCTAGACCGCCTCGCCGATCCGGGACTAACCCAGACATGCCTCGACCGCCTGACCAGACCTGACCGTGCCATGACCAACCAACGCCATGACATGCCTCGACCGCCTCGCCGCGCCCCGCCGCGCCTAGCCTGACCGTGCCTAACCGGGACCGCCCAACCTAAGCGAACCCGACCTAACCGAAACTAGACCGCCTAGGCGCGCCGCGACTAGACGCACCCGAACACACCGAACCCTGACCGCCTAGCCCTGCCGAGCCGCGCCGCAACTAGACGCACCCGGACACACCGAACCTTGACCGCCTCGCCTCACCCGGCCCTAACAAGCCAGACCAGAACCGCCGATCCCAACCGATCCGCGCAATACCACGCCGCACCAAGACACACCGAGACCGCCATCCTTGACCACATGGGGCGGCTTGCACCGCCCCACGCACACCGCATCACGCAGAGCGGCGCATGACCTCGTCATGGTAGAACCCAAGAAGCTCTGCCGTGTCGTGATCCGCAGGCTCAGGGTTGTCGAATGCATGCTGTTGCACATCCCGCGCCTCGTTCATCAGATCGTCCCACGTGGGCGAGGTCTCTTCGTCACCCATCACTGTGAAGCAACCGTTCGATCCCTTGCCCTTCTCCTGACGGAAGTCACCGATGCCGATGATGGTTCCAGCGTTGGTCAGGATCGACGCAATCGAGTGCGCGTTGAGGGTGGGCTGAACGAATGCCACCGTGACCTCAGCACACCAGCGTGGTAGGTATGCCCGCGTCCGCACGTCCGGGGTCTTGTTCATGTCAGCCGACCGGACAACGTCCATCTTCAGGTAGGGCTTGCCCCACACCTGAATGTGCATCTCAGGCAGGAAGATCAGGCGCTGCACATCCACCTTGGTGATGCCTGCCGTTGCCAGTGCAGCGGTGGCCATGGCACCCTTGACGCCCGGTGCAGGGAAGCACAGGAGCGTTTCCCCGGTGGCCTTGCGGTACATGCTGTCCCGAAACTCCTGTTCTGGGTGGTGCTTGAGGTTCACACGCTCAGCCTTGGTCTTGCGGGTTGACCCCAGCAAGAGGTCGCGCTTTGCCTTCACGCTCATGCTGTTGAAGTACAGCGGGGTCGATCCGACCATGCGTAGGGTCAATCGGCCCTGCTTGAGGCGGTCGATGTGTAGCTCTGTGGTCTCTTTCTTCGCGATAGCCATTTGTTTTTCTCCTCAGGTTTCAGTTGTTGCTTGTCACAGGTTAGATTCCGCCGCCCTGATGGCGGTGAACAGGCGCTGCCGCACCTCTGCCCGCTGCAGGTAGAACATCAGTTCTGACACGTCAGTGTAGTTTGGCCTGTCGCCGTGGTCGCTGTGGCTGATGTCGTTGTCGATGCATTCAAGCGCCACCTTGGCCTGAACGACAGTCAGGACGACCACAGGTTCGCTCTTCCATTCTTCCTTCTTCATGCTTTCCTCCTTGATTGGTGCATGGGATGGGGGCGGCATCACCGCCCCGCACCGATGCATCACAGGCTGTTGAACACCTCGTTTGCCAGATCGTTGGCGCGCTGCGCCTCAAGCTCAGCCTGTTGCGCTGCGTCCGATGCTGCGGCCCGCGCAGCCTTCAGTTCGCGCATGGCATCCTCGAAGCGGTCCCAGTCTTCTTGCTCGTACTTGCTGGGCTTGAACACGCCCTGCACACGGTTGCCGTCATCGTCCTTGCGGGTGGTGAACTTGCCGATCAGGTTCTCGGCCATGATCACCATAGGGTCCTTGTCGCTCTCACCGCTCACAGCCTTGGCAAGCTTGTTCTCGCTGTCGATGTTCTCGCTGTCCAAGATCGCCTTGACCAGCGCGGGGGTGGCCTGCGTTGGGATGTCCAGAACACGCAGTGCGCCGACAGAGTTTTCAAGGTACCGCTTGGCGGTCGCCTCCTTGACGCCTGCGTCCTCGATCAGGCCTTTGTACACCTGCTTGGCGATGGCGCGGGGCAGGTTGCCCTTGACCAGCTTCTGGCCGGACAGGCCTGCGATCAGGGCCGAATAGGCACCGATCTTCTGGCCGTTGGCCTCAGCGGTGCGTTCCTTCGCCTCGCCTTTGAGGTTGGTGATCGAGGTCTCACGGGTGGCGATCTCGTCGAACACTGCGCGGTCGATGGTGGTGCTGTTCATGGTAGTCTCCTTGGGTTGAGGTCTCTTTGATCTTCTGCGGACCCGAAGCATGGGATGGCCACCCCGCAGGGTGGCACACCGATGATCCAGTCATGGGTGGTCTTGCAGGCTCAGCGCCTCATCGATGAGGTCGTTGGCCATGGCATCCAACGCGCTGAACCGTGCGATGTAAATGTTTCGGTCGGCCTGCCACGCTTCGATGCCGCTGTTGCCTAGGTAGTCCCGCATGTGCGGGCTAAGCTCCTGCATGGCCTTCATCGCATCGCGCAGGGCGCGGACGGCGGCTAGGCGGGTGTCGATCAGTTTCTCGCGGCTGGTGCCGTTCAGGTTGGCGATGGGATGCATGATGGGCATGATGGCGATCCTCAGAAGGGCAGGGTGGGAAGGGAAACGGGCTTGGCCTGCCCGTACTGGGACAGTTCGATGGTGCGGGCTGCGTAGACGATTTTTGACATGATAGGTCTCCATGGGTTGATTGATTGCACTGGCACACAGGATGCCTGCCCCGTGGGGCAGGTCACCAGTAGGTCAGTCGCAGGACGAATAGCGGGACGACTGCAGCATCCACACGTCGCCGGACTGCCACACCGTGTAGGTGTAGCCGTACCCCGGCCCAAGCATTGCCTTGCTGCGCTGGCCCTCAGCCTCAGCCTCGGCCTGCGTTTTGAATATTTCCATCTTTCGGATCATGTCAGTACCCCAGCCACTGCAGGACGTCCTGCGCCGGGTACTCTTCCCGGTCGCCCAGATCGTCGATGAACGTGCCGATCTCATCGCTCAGGCCATGGTCGGCAATCTCTTTCAGGGCGCGGTCACGGGTGACCATGACGCCCTCGGCGCTTTCGTAATAGGTCATCTCAGGCCTCCTCACGCAGGCCAGCAACGATGCTGGCGAAGTCACCAAAGCAGTCCAGAAACATCTGGTACTGAGGGGGCGACATCATGCTTTCGACGATGTCTAGGATGGGGTTGACGTGGGTGCTTGCCATCGACGCCCGCTGCCATCCCTCCGCGCGGTCGGTGTCGGCAAGGTTGGCCTGATAGGCGATGTCGTGCAGGCGGCGAAGGTACTCGATTTTGGTCATGGTTTTCTCCTCAGTTTTGTTGGCCTTTTGGATGCCAGCCCCGCAGGGCTGGACACCAAAGGGTCATTCGGTGTCGCGTCCACCCCAATGCACTTCAACGTGCAGGATGTGGTCCGGGTTGAAAAAGATGTGTCGGGTGTCACCGTTGTGATCCAGCACAAACACTTGGCCCTCTTTTCCGGGTTCACCGAAAAAGGTTTGCCCGTTGGTCAGGGTGACCGTCAGGTCGAAGTATAGCTGTTCGCGGGATGCGACCTTGATCGCGTCCAAGATGGGGTTGTTCATGCTGCCACCTCATGTGCGCGGCGCTCAGCCTCTGCCATGGTGACGCCCTCGCGGATGGCGTAGGTTTCGATCAGGCCAGCACAGCGTTCTGCTGCACCGGGATACGATGCGCGAAGGATGCGGGCGGCGTTCTGCAGGATCATGGTCGATGACATGTTGTTTCCTTTCGGTTGGTTGTTGTTCACTGGCACTATTGAACCACCAGAACACCCGGCAGTGCCGGATGCTCAAATTGTTCAATTGAGCTTTTTCAGTGTGTCCTGCCGTGTCCCGTATCCACGGGCTAGAGCCGCGCCCCCAGATCAGCCATCAGCGCACCCTGCTTTCCCTGCGTCACGCCATGTGGCGCGTTGTCAGTCTCAGGTGCGGTCCTGCCAATCGGGCCTGCCCATCTAGGGCGTGGCCGGAAGGTGTCACACTGCCGGGGCTATCCCCGGCCCCATCATCGCCTCGCGGCTAGGGGTGTGTCGGTCCAACGATGTCAAAGAGCGGTAATCGGTAACAGGTCACTGGGTACGCCCTATGTAGGCCATTTGCACAGACTGTCTGTCAATTGGGTTCAGATGCACTTTGATGTCGTTTGGTGCATTTTATCGACCATATCGACCATTGTGTGTCGTTGGTGCAACACATTGGTATTGTCTTGGTATGCTGCTGGTGTGGTGTTGGTATGGTTTGGTCCTCGTTCTGCGCTGGCCGAAAGAGGGTGATTTCTGGGGTGATTCGTGGGGTGATTCGTTTTGTGATTGTGCAGTGATATCAATGGGTTGTGTGCCATGTGGTGCCGGGGTTAAAGCCCGCCCTTTTGTGTCCGGTTTCTGGCGTCCCCGAGCGCAGCGACATGCAGGTGCAATTGGTCCTGTCGGGTGGTATCTTTCAGGGACAGATCACAGGCGTTTGTGCCTGCACCAGATGAGGATCACAGCATGACGGATGACATCGAAGAGACCCCCAAGCCCGCCAAGGGTTCGCGCCCGATCCGAGCGAAGCGACACCTTGCGGTCGTAGCAGGAACAGACACTGCATCACCAAAGGCAAAGCCAACCAATGGAGGGAGCGTTGGAACATCCAAGGGTGCATCGCCTACCGGGACAAGGCGCAAGTCAGGGAAGAACCTGCTTCTGGGTCTCACGTCCAAGCAGGAAGCGTTTGCTGAGGCGGTGGTGTCCGGCATGTCACTGACAGCAGCCTACAAGTCAGCGTATGAAGCTCAGGCGATGTCGGAAGAGGCCATCAGGGTAGAAGCGTCAAGGCTGCTGACCCACCCTAATGTTTCCCTGCGGGTTAAATCGTTGAATGCTGAGAAAGAAGACCAACGGCGCATGTTGGCAGTCAACCGGGCAGAACGCGTCCTTCAGCGCTTGGAAAAGCTGGCCGACAACGCGACCGCTGAGAGCGTCAAGGTCAGGGCCAATGAGCTACTGGGAAAGACCGCTGGCCTGTTCACTGAGCAGATCGAGATCGAAGACAAGACAGATCGCAGCACGGCTGACATCGAGCGGTCCATCGCTGAGAAGCTGGCAAGGCTGGGGCTGACAGGGTAGCCGGGGAAAAGACCCCCCCCCTCCCCCTCCTGTGCGGTGTGTTGCAGGGGCGAGCCGTACAGCGCGATGTGTGCTGTCAGGTAGGGTGACCTAGGCCAACCCATAGATGGCCCTCTGGCGGCTCTCCTATCAAGCGCACGGCCCATCGATGGTGGCCATGGTGGCCTGATGGTGAGCTGCACATGGTGTGACGGCCCTGTCAGGCGCACTGCAGCACTGCATGAGCGGTGCGGTGCAGGGTGTGATGGCTGTCAGTGGTGGGTCATGGGGCGGGCGCAAGAGGGAACGGACCACCCGCGGACCCCACCTACCCCCAACCCCCCGCTGATCGACGGCGGCCCGGCTGGACACATACATGATGTTCCCCTCAAACGAT